AGATAGTAGTGTTGTAGTTCGCGCTGGCAGTGCCTTTGTGTCAAATGATGGGTTAACCGAAAAGGTTGGGTCTTGCTATATTGGTCCAGTTAATTCATTTACTGCTGGATCAACCACAGTAAGACAAGGGTGGGCAAGTCGTTAACCTTGCCCAAAGGTTGACAATCTATTCCTAATTCTGCTTTCTAAGCCTTGGATAAACTTTTTGCGAGCAGGGTTACGCTCGGCCATTCTATATTCGTCTTCAAGCTGGGCTTGGCTAGCCGCTCTCATTAAGGCTCTCGGTTCGACTTGATTGATCGCGGCTAGTGTTTTAGGACCAAACCCGCCATCTACTGCCACCTTCTGACCAAGAGCGTTTAGTCCTTGCTGGATGTACTTCGTTGCACCGCCCAGCCCACGATTAAACGCGAGATCCTGCGTGAATGGCTGGAGTGCTTGAGGGAGTTTCTCAACGAGTGGAGCGGTATATCCTTGGATGTACTCTGCCGCCGCCTTCGCTCTTTCTTGCGCTGGGAGCGATGAGATGGCTTTGAATGCTTCTGGATGGTATCGGTCATTGATTCCAGCTACCTCAAAGTTTCCACCCATATCTCCAGTTGGCAACTTGTAGACTGAAAGATTACCCTGCTTATCCTTGCGACCCTCCCACTCCACGGTTTGCAATGGTAGGGGAAGCTCGCCAGAGGGTTGCTGTGCTGGTGCTGTAGGTGGTTTAACATATTCGCTCATAGGTTCTATCCTCGCGGTCTGTTCTGGAGGTTGCTGTGGTGGTTTTGAGTAAGGCTCAAACTCCATACGGATCGCGTTATTGCGATCTTGCTGGCTTAAACCAGTTTGGCGTGACGCTGATCCAGAGATGTCAAATTTAGCCATTTACTCTCCTTGTTGCATCATAAGCTCTCGGCCTATCTCTTGACGCTTCTGCATCTCCTCTGGAGATAGCTCGCGCCTCATACTCTTTGTGAGTGACCTGCTGATCTTGTAGTCTCTGTACTTGTTGTTTGCTATAGCGGATGCATTGTCAACGCCCATCCCGCCAGCGCGCATTGCAGAGATAGCTTCTGACCTAGAAAGACCAAGCAACATAGCAGCGTGAAAATCTTTGTTTGCCTCATCGAACATAACCCTTCGGCGATTCTCCATTTTAGCGAACTGCTCCCGCACCCTGGCTTCTGGAACATTGCCAACCGCGCCATAGGTTTCGGTAAAGATTCTGCCTACATCAGCCATATCAGTATTGAACCTGGATGCCTTCGATTCGAGTGCCTTGGATACGTTGATGGATTGAGGGCGGATGCCGAACAGCGCGGACAACTCCTCGGACGGCTTGTAGATGCGGCCATACTTGGAAACGGTTGTATCTGGCTGACCAGTTAGGGCGTATGCAATCCTGCGCACTTGAGATATTGTTGCTGGTTCGTTTTGACGAAGAAGATAAGAGATTGTGTCAAGCGACTGATCGGTAAAAGTATCCTGGGGATTGCGGATTGTTCTTCCTTGTGGGGCTTTTCCGTAGTATGCGGATATGATTGAGTTAGCCAAAATGCTTGGGCCAATATAAGACTCTGTGAAATCTTTGATTGCTCCAAGTATTGATTCCTCTGGATCTCTTCCAGAGATAGCTGCCTGCACAGGTCCAAAGAATATCTCGTAAGGGCTGGTGTAAGATACATCTACATACCCAACGTCTTTGCCGTCCATTCCAGTAGGCATAAGAGAAGCATTCTTTTGGTATGGGGCAACAAATCTTCTTAGCGCATCCACTTTCCTATCGTTAAATCCAGTAGCCCACATCCCAAGCCTCACGATTCCAATAAGCGCAGTTGTTCCTAGAAGCATTCCAGCCACTCTCTGGAATGCGTACTTTCTCATACCAGGTGTCTTGAAATCTTCCGCTGCATATCGCACTGTATTGGGAAGAATCCTCAACATCTCAGAAGGCCAAGACACAAACTGTCCAATCAAGGGCTGCAATCGAAACGCCTTGATAATCCTTGGCACGCGAGAGTAGGTTGGCCTTGTGTTCTTTACGCGCTCGGCTGCGATCACCTCTGCCTCTTGGCGAGACAACCCTCTTCCATCCATAAGTTGCTTAGTTTCGTTCTCCCAAGCCATCAGCTTAAACAAATTATCACCAGCACGATAGGTTTTGTTTAGTGCCTCAACGCCTTTCTTTAAGACATTCGCGCTTTTTCCAGCAAGTTCTTCAGCAAGGTCAATAGTCGATCCCTTGTAGCTCTGCGCATCCTTGAGCATTTGCGTAAATTCATTAAGAACAGTGTTGTCGTACACGCCAAGCTGGGCAGCGCGGGTAAGATATGCCCTGCCTTCCTTTGTATCCATAGAAGGAACTCCAAATTCAGCTAATATTGTTCTAACTGGCTTTAGGTTTCCACCAAAATTGAAGTTCCCGTTTACGACCTCGATCAATACGTTTGAAATTGGATTCCTAAACTGAGCCTGGATGCTTCCAACTGTCTTGCCCCACTTGACCCAAGCATTCGCCATTGAGTAAAGCTGAAATGCAGTGCCGCCTTTATGGAACATCTCAAAATTCTCAATTGCATCCACAAGTTCTGGCTCTGCGTAAAGGCCATTTAGTGGTGAGCGCGTATCAGAACCATCGGCAGCAATCTGTTTAACAGCAGTTCCAGTTGGCTTTTCAAAGAACAATTTGTTTGCGATGCCAAATTCCTTCAGTTTGTTCAACTGCTCCTGGGATTGGAGCAGGTTAATCATCTTGCTTGCTGATCTTGCGTAATTGATGATTGGATCGTTGTATTCTCCCATCAAATATCTGATCTGCTCTGGAATGTCCTGTCTTGCCTTGGTAATCCCAAGCTTCTTTCCAATTCCAGAAGCTTGAATCATTGATTCCATTGGCTTATCGCGGCCCTGCTCGACTATCTCTCTAATCCTGCCCTGCACCTCTTCTTCGGTAATGCTTGGATTCTGAGCCTTTAGCTCATTGCGAACAAATGTTTCAGCCTGGGTATACTTGGCTAGATTCCTTTTCCTTAGCAGTTCCACATTGAACTTAGGATTATCAAACTTCTCGTAAGAACGAGTTAGATACTCGCCCTTATTCATTCTGATAATGTCAGCCTTGCTCATTCCAGAAGGACCAACTTCCTGCGAAAACACGCCAGATTGGATCAAGCCTTCCGATAGGTTATCTAGCTGACGGCGCATCTGCTGTGCTACGGGTCTGATTGCCTCTGGAAGATTCTCTGCTGGCAAATAACCACGCAGGAACTGATCGACCTGGAGCGACTGTTGTGGCGTTAATTTAGGCTTGCCATTAAGTTCCCTTGCGGCTTTAGCTAAATCCTTCAGCGTGAAATCAATCTGCTTGAGCATCGCTTGCGTGCGCGATCCCTTGGCTTCCATAATGTCAAACATCTCTTTAGGGAGATTGCCTTCTGTGGTAAGCCACTTTTGCGCTACCTTGGCCGCGCCTTCCTGCACATCGGATACAATGAACCCAGCCTCACCAGCCTTGCCACGCATAGGGCGAGGGATGGTTGTTTTAGATACAGCTTGTTTTGGTTCTCTAATTAAAACAGAATTGCTTCCTTCAAATTTAGGAACAAACCCATTCCTTTTGTACCAATCACCAAGCTGTTGAAATGTTAAAGATTTTTGTCCCTTGCCAGAAAGCGATTCAACTGTGGCTGGTTCAAGCTGAAGCGTTACATTTGATTTATCAGCAATATCAGTAAGCTTCTTTAAAGCATTGCTTGCGCTTCCAGTTCCACGTTTTGTCGGATCGGTTACAATTCTTTCAACGGTATAAATTTGATTGCCATTTTTATCAATATCGGCCTCATACGATTGGGAAACCTTGCCTCTTCGCAAATAAAGACCAGAAGATGATACTGCAATTCTTGTATCCCCAGATACAATTGTGCTGTAATAACTATTATCTATTTTTATCCCACCTTCTTTTTCCCAGTTTTTATTTTCATCGTAATCAGATGCGGCAAGATATTTTACTCCAGATTTATTTATGTTTTTCTGCCATTCAAGATATTGCTGACCTGGATCGGAATAAGAAGTTTCCACAATTGGTTTTTCTTCTTTAACAGCCACGGCCTCCAAATCTTTTCTCAATGCTCTCTGCCCCTGCGGAGATTGCCGAATCCTCTCCTCCATACCCTTCTCTAATTCAATTACTGCTGCTGCTTCTTCTGCTTTCCTTGTCGGCCTAAACTCGCCTTCGGCTGGCAACGCCAACCTTTCGCCACTAGGCAACTGCGTCCTGGGCGTAACAATCGGACCTTCTCGTACAATCTCGCCTTGCAGTCCGCGAGTGTCTGGAATGATAGCTTCACGATTGATGCCTTGTGATTCAATAGTAAATACGTTTGTCTTCGGCACTGGATCGTTTAGATCGACTAGGCTTTCCTGCATCTGTGTCGTGATTCCACGCCGTTGCATCTCGGCTGTGTCGGCTGCTGTGCCGCGCACGTTCCCGCGCACGCCTGCCTCTGGCAATTGTTCCTGCTGAATTACTGTTGCTGGCTTAATCGGGCGTTCTTGTGGCTGTTGGCGTACTTGTTGAATCTCGGTTGAAACTGTTTCTGGAAGCGATGGTGCTTGTAGCTGTTGCTCATAGTAAGGTCGAACTTCTGGTTGCCCAGGCTTGGGTGCGCCAACCTCAAGGTCAACCTTATCCAACACCCTTCTTCCGCCAAGTTGCACTTCGGTACGCTTGGCACGCTCAACTCCAGTTGTCTGTGTTGCCTGTGCTTCACCCAGGATTTGTTGCCAATCACGCACCTCGGCTGGACTAGCTCTGCCAGCCTTAACCTTGTAATTTAGATCCTTAAACTCGTTGAAATTATATCCCTTAACCCTAGACCCGCTACCAAGACCAGCATATAGCGCGCCGAATAGAGCGTCTTCTGCAACTGTACCAGGCGTAACCTCACTGCCAGTAATAGCTCTAACTCCACTTCCAACAGCCGCGCTGACTCCAGCGGAAGTTCCGACTACTTTGCCAAGTTCTTGCGCTGCTCTCTTTGCGCCTAGTTCTTGGAACAATGTTTTGCCAGCCTGGACCAACTGCTTCGCACCGACCGTACCCATAACAACTTCTGGCGCATACTGACCAGCCATTGCATAACCTGGAGCAAACTCTCTTGACCTCGCAACCTTTGGGGTGAATTTTTGTAAACCAGCCTCTGCTAATTCTCCGCCAGCTATTGCTCCACCAACTCCTCCGACTATCGCACCAACTGGACCTCCAACCGCCAGCCCTCCCAAACCTCCACCGATCCCGCCCATAACTGATGCCGATCCCTTAACCAATCCAGCGGTAAGTGCAGCAGCCTTTACATTAGCTGGAACGTCAACTGCCTGCGTGTTTACGAAGTCATCAATTTCAGTGTCCTGCTCTGGTGTATAATCTTTGAGAGTTGATGCGTACTGTTTTGTTTCCGCGCCCCATTGGCGAGCCAGGTCAACCTGCTCTGGATAGGTAAGGCTCTTGTAATCTTCTGAAGCCTTAATCTCACTCCACGCTGGTGGTTCTTCTGGCCTTTGTGCTTGCTGTGGCTCAACTGGCATTCCAACCAGTTGTCTTATGCGATTGGCTGAAGATAGCTCCTCTACTTGGGCTTCAGCCATTTTATCTACCTAATCTTGTTTTGATCCAGCTTGCAGCTTGTGGTTCTTCTGATTGTCCGTAAATCTGATTTAATTGTTCGCGGATGACCTTTGGAGTTTTGGGATCTCTCCACATCATCATTGCTTCTTTATCTGAAATTGCCCTGCTAGTAAGCCCGTCAGCACTCATCAATGTAACCTTACCAGAAGATCGTTCTTTAACCAGCATATCTTGAACATCTGCTGCTGCCATTTTGATTGCCGTATCTCTGTCATAGCCTCTTGCAATATAACCTTCGGCAAGTTGTGGGGTTTGATTTGTAAAAACTTGTTTGTATATATCTGCGCTAGTTCTTCCAGCTTCTTGGGCCAATACAGTGCGCTTTACTCCACCAAGGTTTATATCGGCTGTAGGCAACAAAGACTTCTCGCCAGCAAGATAGTTTTTGGCGGCATCAACTCTTGCTTGTCTTGCCCTAGCCTCAACATCAAGCTGGCCTTGCATCTTAGTTGCCTCAAGAATGCTTGGACCACCTTTTGCAATCATTCTTGCGCCCATTTCCTCGCCAATAGGAATTCCAGATTCTTTCTGTTTTTCTTGTTCTAGAAAAGCTGCGACATCGGCAGCCCTGCCAGCCCTGCCAACAGGGGTTGACATTGTTTCTTCTTCTCGACCTCTTGCTACACGTTGACGAAGTTCCTCCATCTTGAGTGCATCTTCTTCGGCCTGCATTGCCCTGCTTGCGCGATATGCCCTAATGCTATCCATCTGCCAAGGCATAGGAATAAGAGGATCGTTTGGATCTAGTGCCATAAATTACCCAATCTTTGAATCCATCCACTTACGGATGATTGCTTTTATTTTTGGCTTGTTGCGGATTGATTCCGCAATTCTTTCTCCGTACTCAATGTAGAAGTTCCTCAAGTTGTCAGATGCCTTTGTCAGCATCCACTCCCTAAATTGAAGCCATTTAGGATTGTCAATTCCGTAAACTTCGCGAGCAACCCAGCACAACAGTCCTGCGCCAGCAAGTGTGCCAAACCCACCAGCAAGATCCTTCACACCACCAGCGGCTGTTGCAAAATTCTGGAATGCATTTGGCTGCCTAGAAATTGCGCCAACCTGCGCTCCGTATGTGCTAGACAAGTAATTAGCCTGCGATCCGTACAGGCTTGTAAACGCATTTTGCAAAGCAACAGGAATCTCTGGATTGGTTGTCTGATAGAAGTTAGCAGCCGTTGACGGCTGTTGGTTAAAACCACCAGGCAAGGCTTGATTGGCTTGGATATACTGTTGCATCGCACCCTGCTGTGCGCCAGTGCGAGCCTGCGCAAGATTGTAAATAGAAGGTCCGCCACCAATGAAGTTGGCGGCTGCTCCAAGCCTATTCTGACGCAATGCATCACGGAACGCGATGTCGGCTTTGAGAGCGTCACCAGTTGACAAGCCAGACCCAAGGAAGCTCTGTGCCGCACCATAGCGTGCAAGCTTGCGTTGCTCGCCAGCAGCACCGATCTGTGCGGCTTCTTGTACCGCTGGTCCGATTCCAAAGATGTTGCCACGCGCAGTCTGTGCTGCTCTTGCGGCCTGCTCATATCCACGCCGTTCTTCCGCACCAATGGTCGAGCCAAGGCGTAATTGATTAAGAGCCTCGTCCTCAATGGTCTTGCGGATCTGCTCAGTCTCTGGCGTGGTCGTTGCACCAATTGGCTCGGTTGCCATCTGGCGATATTGCTGACCCAAGCCAACCGCAGTGCGATAGGAATCTGGATCAATCTGGAAAAGTTGTTGTGAAGCACGCTCTTCGGGTAGCTGGACAAATGATCGGAAGGATGTGATCTCCTTTAGCCCTTCTGGGCTATCCATCGTAATGGGCTTGAAATTCTTTTGCATATCCTGCGCACTTGTGACTGCGCTGGTTACGCTTTTTAAGTCATCGTTGAGTTGCTTAATGAATACTTCGGAAGAAGTGCGCCTGGCATCACCAGCGGGAAGACCAGCAAGAAGTTGGTTGGCCGTGTTGAGCCGTTCATTGATGCCAGCAATCTGAGCGTTGCCACGATCAATCACGCTGTTTAGGCGAGATAGCTTTGAGTTGTTGTAGTCGTCAACGATCTGTTGGTCGGAGACTTGGAAGTTCAACATTGAGCCAAGGTCAGATGATCCGTAATTACGCCCAGCGGAGAGTTGAGCCAATGCGTCATTCACTCCCTGCCCAACATTTGGATTGCTTGTTCCCATCCCGCCAGCAGTCAATTCGCGTATTTGAGAAGCAAGAGAGTTTCTATTTGTCTCGTCTGAAAGTTGTTTGTCAACACTTTCTTGGAGCTTCGCAATTTTTACTTCATTGCTTTTCTGTACGGCAGAAGTGTAATCAACTTTATTCGCTTTTTCAATTGCAGAAAAGAATGCTTCTGGATCTTTTCCAGATCCAGTTATACCTGTTTTTGCATCTCTCCATATTGGTCCCCATGATTTGCCATCATATTGCTTATTCGTTTCTACTATATTTCCATCCTTATCAACCGAATACTCTGTCCTATTATAAATTGCCATATTCTTAAACAGTTAGTTTTGGATTTGAAATATTTGTTCCAACTGTGCCATAGAAATCAACTGGCCCTGGCTGGCGGTTAAACGCTACGTTCTGCTCAACCGAGGCATAAGGCGATGTGCCATAAAGACGCTCAAACTGGCGGGTCATCTGATCGCCCAATCCACGATTCAAGGCGTAAGCCTGTGGGCTAGTCTCATACTGCCTGCGGAGCGATTCTAGGGTGCGCTGTGGACCATATTGACGCTCCAATTGCATCCCAGCCTGCACGCCTGCTTGCTGGTCTAGGGCTGATAGCTGGCGTTCCAAAGAACGCTGTTGAGGCATATATTGGATACGAAGCTTGTTTTCAAGCTCTGCCATTGCTGGAGCTTTCTCGATGTAGGTATCAATGTTCATTCTATACGCAGCAGCATTGGCCTGCGCTACCGCTGCTGGATCGGGCGGAGGAGGCGGCGCAGGAATAGATGGTGATCCACCCACGGTGTTAAACCTTAGCCTTTCGCATAAATGTCATATAGTCGTAACTCCTTGGTTTACCAGAACGATTAAAGGTGATCCGCTTGCGAGGACCAAAACGCTCCCAAAGGAGCAACAGCAAGCATCTCAAGGATTTAGCACCTTTTGAGGAGATAGTCAAATCGACAAACACATTCTGACCATCTTCGCTATGCACATAATGATTAGGCTCTTGCCCATCCTTTATGCACCTAGCCAAAGCCACGCCAGCAATACCATCCTTATCCTCTACCACGCCAACCATACCTTGCCTCTCAAACCAACCAAACCACTCAGCCAGGTTAGGCCACATAGCCTCTGGAACACCGCTTTGCTCAATGTACTCAACAGCCGTCATATTGTTTGCTGGATCTGGACTGTATCTGGATTGGCAGCAGCCGTGATCTGGCGGATCGCCATCTTGTTTGCTGGTGTGGAAATCTTGATGTTAAGCAAACGCCACTTCTCATACTTGCGCAAATCTGCTGCAAGTTTCTTTTTAACTGATGTCGGCAGGACTGCTGGTAGCGTGAATGGTAGTGTTAATACTGAACTTGAAATGTCAATGTTGGACTGAACATCAATGTCCCCAACGTCCGTGTCACGCTGAATTGCTACAGTAGCATCATTTGAAAACGAATTATCAAAGATAACCTCAAAATAACTACCATACTTTAGCGAGAAAGGATCTCCAAAATTAAAGTCCTTGGTGCGCACATAAGACTCGTAATCAGTTCCAGCGTCTTGATAATCTGCGGACGTAGTGCCAGCGGGAGACTTGTAGCCAGCATACTTCTCAATGATGCCATTAGTCTTCTTAAACATCGCCCTAGAGCCTTCTTGATTGAAGTTCGTAAGCGTGAACTGCATAACCTGCGGACTCCAAGTTCCCTCGAATGCGCCTAGCGCAGTATTGTAAACCAAGAGAGTATCGTTGTAATCGTTTGATCCAGTCGGTATGGCAAGGAAGTAGCGGTTGTCGTAGTAGATTGCAGTAGCCACCCTAATAGAATCCGTATTGATGCTCTGGATCACATCCTTGACAACCTCTGAAATTGGTATTCCAACCGAGCTAAAGTCATCCGCTACAGACCGAACAAGCGATCTGATGCCGTTGTCGGATAGGAATAGAATATCGCTACTTACTTGAACCGCAGTGCCAGTTGCCACGCATCCTGTATTGTTTGAAATGATTGAAACAATCCAATCCGCTCCAGAAGTAGCATCGTTAGGAATGTCGACCTGGAACACCCTGCGCTTCTTGAATACGATCAGCCTATTTTTGTAGTAGGGTACAACAGCCGTAATCTGATCGCCGTCATCGCCGTTTACAACGATGCTGTTTGTTAAATCCCATACTGATGGGTCAAGCAGATCGGACGCATAAAGCGTGTTTCTGTTAGCACCAGAGCCAACGCCAAACAATCTGTTTTCAGCGTTGACCAAAATCCTAATACCCGCTGGAGGCGCGCTGACTGTTGCAGTTGCCGTAGCACCAGAGCCATTCCCAATGATTGTCACAGTTGGGGCAGTAATATAGCCAGACCCGCCATTAACAACCGTTACGCCAGTAACAGCCCCGCCAGCTACAGTCGTAATTAGCTCTGGCATTGTCCCGCCAAGCGTAGGACCAGTAATAATTGCAGTCGCGCTGGTGTATCCAGTTCCAGCCGTTGTTACAGTTATTGCCCTAACCTTCCCACCCTGCCTCTCAACCGCAGTTCCGTCCCAATAATGAAGGTCGCTATCGGAATCAGATAAAAACATCTTGTCAACAAATTGTGCAAAAGATACCTCAATGTCTTCTGCAACGCTGTAGCCGTCTCGCCATTGGCTGGTGGCTGCTGTCCAGGTTATGTTTGTATTTGCCCATTCTTGGTATCCAATGTGTTCTTTCGCGCTTCCGTTTGACTCAATGCTGTAAAATCTTCCACCAGTAACAGTAAGCAATTGCTGGTTTGCGGATGTCTCGTAGTACCGCATCCCGCCGACTGATGTTACTGCACTGGTTGCGCCAGTAGCAAAGCTGGTTGCGCCTACGCGAGTCTCAAGATTACCCTTTGGAGAAAGGGTCATATTGTACAACTCTTGTACTTGGTTTTCGGCTAGTAGATCGGATTGTAAACCGCTGGCTTGACCACCAGTAAAATTGCGTATCCCGTCAAAGGACAGAACATCGTCCAAATTGTCGCTGTAATAAGGCATAAGCCTCCTTTACGCCGAGAACATTTCTTCTATGGTTAGCTCGCCAAGACTCTGTGGTGTGATCTGCTTGATGCCGCCAACCTGGCTCAACTCGTAGTTAGCCATAGCCGCAAGGTCAGAATTAGCAGTCTGCGTGATGGCTTGCGCCTTGGCATACTGCCGTTCACGCTCCAAAGCATCAGAATGCGTCAATGCCAGAACCAGGTGATGAACGTGGGGTAAGCGGAGTTCGTCATCCAGCGCAGCTTGAGATGGAGGAAAGTCAACGAT